CTCCATCTCTGCGTCGTATGACGGTCTGGTTGAGATGTCGATCAGCGTGCAAGGCACTGGCGCTCTGTCGCAAGCGACGGCTTCCTAATGAGCCTGGCGAAGCGCATTGCAGCCAAGCGGGCTGACCAGCAGCGTGGCTTCGTCGATGTCGAAGAATGGGGCGAGGGGGAAACTCCCCTTCGCCTCTTCTTCACGTCTGTGAGCGCACGGGACATCGAAAAGGTCCAGCGCAAGTACAAGGACTTTCTGACCAACACCTCTTTGGGTGCGATGGTCGAGATGGTCATTGAAAAGTGCGAAGACGAAAAGGGGGACAAGGCGTTCACCCTTGAGGACAAGCCGATCCTGATGAGTGAGCCTGTCGGCGTGATCGCCAAAGTGTTCGGCGCTGTCTTTAACGCGACGAGCATTGAGGATCACACAAAAAACTAAGAGGCGACCCATTCAGGCTCAACTTGGTGGCGCTGGCAGACAGGTTGGGCAAGACCATCTCGGAGATTGAGGAAATCTCGCTTGATGAGTATAATGAATGGGTGGCCTATTTTGCCGTCATGAAGGAGCGCGAGGAAAATGAGCGAAAGACTCGTATTTGAGTTGCAGGCCATCGACCGCGCTACTGCGCCGTTGAAGGCCGTTCAGGCTCAGGTCACCCGCACGGCGGCCACCATCAACACCGCCAACTCCAGCATGAGGGGCTTTGCCCAAGCATCTGGCCTTGCCAACACGGCAACCCAGAAATGGGCGAAGGGCGCGCTTCAGCAGGCTGGCTTCCAGATCGGTGACTTCGCGGTTCAGGTGGCCAACGGCACTAACGGTTTGCAGGCATTCGGTCAGCAGGCACCGCAGCTTCTGCAAATCTTCGGCCCGGCTGGTGCCGTGATCGGTGCCGTTGTCGCCGTCGTGGCGGCATTGGGCGTTGTTGCCCAGAAATCTGGCAGTGAGATCGAAAACCTTGGCTCTGCCCTCGGCGTGCTTCAAGCTCCGCTCGGGGCGGTGGCAGATGCAGTAAAGCAGGCTGGTGCTGCGCTTGGGTCTGTTTTTGGCAACCTATCTGGTGAGATCGACACGGCGATCATCGCTGTCGGCCTCTTTGCTGGTGTTATGGCGATCAAAGCCGTCCCTGCAATGCTTGCGGCTACTGGGGTTTCTGGCCTATTTGCCTCTGCAATGGTCACGTTCAGGGCTGCTGTCGTGGCATCTGCGATCTCTGCTGGCTCCTTCTCCAGTGCGCTGATCTTTTTGCGCGCCACGATCATGACTGTCGGCGCGGCATTTGCTGCTGTCGGCGCAATCCTTATGAGACTGCTGCCAGTGGTGCTTCTGGTAGGCTTGGCCAAGCTGATCGAACTCTTCCTGCGCCTGAAGGAAGGCGCTGGCGGGTTTGGCAATGCCATGAAGCTTCTTTGGGATTTGGCCAAAGCAGTTTTTTCTGGCATGGGCGGATACGCGAATGGCCTTCTGCTTGTCATCAAGGCTGTGGCTGCCGGGATGGTGGCTAAGTTCATGGGTGCCTTCGCAATGATTGCCCAGAAGTGGCAAGACCTTGTGAACAACATGATCTCTGGCTGGAACGGGTTCGTTGACTCTGTTGGCCTGCAAAGCCTTGCCGCTGACACTTATGTTTCTGAGTGGGCATCATCTGCGGGTGATGCCGTAAAGTCTTGGGAACAAACATCTGTCGGCGCTGCTGGCAAAGCAAAGGATGCGTTCGCCAATGCCAAGACGGGCATCTCTGATGCTTGGGGCGCGCTGAAGACTGCTGTGGCTGCTGGCACTACCGAGGTAGATATCTTCGGCGAAGCATCAGCAGATGCCGCTGACAAGGCTGGTGGAGCGGCTAAGAAGGCTGTTGAAGAGTTGACCCAGCAGCAAGAGAACATGAAGGCCATCGCCTCCACCATCCGCGACTCATTCTCCAGCGCATTCATGTCGATGGTTGACGGCACCAAGTCGGTCAAGGACGCCTTCCGCGACATGGCCCGCAACATCATCATGAAGCTCTATGAGGTTCTCGTAGTACAGCAAATGGTCAACGCGGCGATGGGCTTGGTTGGTTCGATATTCCCGTCTCTTGCGCCATTTTTGTCTGGCACAAGGGCTATGGGCGGCCCGGTCACTGGTGGCAAGGCTTACTTGGTCGGTGAGCGCGGGCCAGAGCTTGTCGTGCCTTCGCGCAACGCGCAGGTGATCCCGAATAACCAACTCGGCGGCGGCGGCGTGACTGTTGTGCAGAACATCAACGTCTCCACGGGCGTGCAGCAGACCGTCCGCGCCGAGATCAAATCGCTGATGCCGCAGATCGCGGACAGCGCCAAGGCGGCTGTCTTGGATGCCAAGCGGCGCGGTGGCGCATATGGGGGAGCCTTCGCATAATGGCCATCAGTTATCCTCTCGCGCTGCTGACACACACAGGAATCCGCAGCATCGAACTGCGGGCCGTCAACGCGGTGGCCTACAGCAGAAGCCCGTTCACCTTCGCTGGTCAGGCCTTCGCCTATTCTGGCCAGATGTGGCAGGCTGATGTGACATTGCCGCCGATGAAGCGCGCAGACGCTGAACAGTGGGTCGCTTGGCTCGTCAGCTTGCGCGGATCACTGGGGACATTCTTGCTCGGCGATCCTCTCGGAGCGACTGCGCGTGGTGTCGCAACAGGCACGCCGCTCATCAAGGGTGGATCGCAGACGGGCGGCACCATCAACATCGACGGGGCAACATCCGGCGTCACTGGCTGGCTGAAGGCTGGAGACTATGTGCAGATCGGTAGCGGCGGGACGGCACGCTTGCACAAGGTCTTGCAAGACGCCAACAGCGACGGCTCTGGCAACGTCACACTTGAACTCTGGCCGCAGGTCCGCACCGCGCCAGCCGACAATGCCTCGGTGACCGTAAGCAGCGCCAAGGGTCTGTTCAGATTGGCCAGCAACGAGCAGGCTTGGTCGATCAACGAGGCCAGCATCTACGGCATCACGTTCTCAGCGATGGAGGCTGTCTAATGTCGAGAACCGTTCCAGCCGCCATCCTGACCGCTCTGGCCCAGCCAGAGGTCTATCCGTTCTATGCCGTCGAGATGATGTTCGACACGGCTCCCCTGCGGCTCTGGACGGGTTACGGCGATCGCACGATCAGCCTCAACACCTACATCGGCACGGGCAGCCTGATGTCGATCAGCGGGCTTGAGGAGGTTGGCGATCTGTCGGCCAAGTCGGCATCTCTGACCCTGAGCGGCATCGACAATGCCATCGTCGCGCTGGCGCTGGCTGAGCCTTATCAGCGTCGGATTTGCCGGATTTTCTTCGGCGTTTCCAGCGTGTCTGATGTGGTCGAGGTGTTCTCTGGCTACATGAACACTATGATAATCGAAGACAGCGGCGAGACATCGAACATTTCTCTGACGGTTGAGAGCAAGCTGATCGAACTGAACCGAGCCAGAGTTCGCCGTTATACGCAGGAAAGCCATCAAGCCCGGCATTCGGGAGACACGTTCTTCAGCTATGTTGCAGACCTTCAGGACAAGTCGGTGGTATGGGGCAGAGTGGAAGAATAAAGGCGTTGCACGCCTTCTTGCGTGATGTCGCGAACAGGCCTTTCGAATGGGGCGTGTGGGATTGCCTGATTTTTACCAACACAGCTTTCCGGCGCATGTACGGCGAAGGCTGGGCTGACGACTGGGCGGGCCGCTACATGCACGGAAACCGCCCTCTTACGCGCTTCCAGCTTCGTCGCGAGTATGGCTACCAAACAATCGAAGAGGCGCTGTCTGAGCGTCTTTCGCAGGCCTACAACGTGCCGCCGAGAGGCGCGCTGGTCGTCGGCAGTTCTGGCGTGATACAGGCGAGATATATGGGCGTTGGCTTTGGAATATCTGTCGGCTCAAACGCGGCGTTTCTTTCCGAGGCTGGCGTGGTATATTACCCCATCGAATACATCGACAGCGCATGGGTGAGAAACGATGACGCCGCTTAAAAAGCTTCTGACAGGCACAACGTCGCTTTCGCATCCGGGTCATTTGGCGCGGGTTCCTGCTATCGCTGGGGCCATCGCAGGGGCAGTTGGCGCAGGAGCAGTCGGAACGGCACTTATTACTGCCGCTGTTTATGTCGGCGTCTCCCTTGTGACATCTTGGGCAGTCGCCGCCCTGACGCCCAAGCCTGATCTTTCTGGAACCCGTGGAACCCGTGGCACGCTGGTCAACGCACGCGAGGCCGCCGCCCCTCAGGAGTATGTCTATGGCACCGTCCGCAAGGGTGGCGTCATCACCTACATGGAAGCAACTGGCAGCGAGAACCAGTTTCTACACATCATCCTTACGCTGGCTGGCCATGAAGTTTCATCGATTGGCGACATCTACATCGACGACCAGATTGCTTCTCTTGACTCTAGCGGCTTTGTCACCAGCCAAAACTGGAACAGAAAAATCAGGATCACCAAGTATACCGGGTCTCAGATAACAGCGCCGTCTCAGCTTTTGGCTGCAAGCGATCAGATCGACAGCACATTCGTCGGGAATGGCATTGCTTATCTTCACATACGCTTGGAAGGCGACCAAGACGCATTCCCTAATGGCATCCCACTGTTCACCGCCATCGTAAACGGCAAGAAGGTCTATGACCCGCGCAGCGGGCTGACCACTCATTCGTCCAACGCGGCCTTGTGTGTGCGCGATTACATCATCTCTGACTATGGTTTGGGTGACCTTGGCGTGGACGAAACCACCTTCGCATCCGCAGCGAACATCTGCGACGAGAACGTCACGCTGGCCACAAGCGGCACGGAAAAGCGTTACACCATGAACGGCGTCATTCGGGCCGATCAGACGCCGGGCAGCGTGCTGCAAGACATGATGACCTCATGCGCTGGCATGTTGTTCTGGGGTCAGGGCAACTGGCAACTCAAGGCTGGCCACTACACCAGCCCGGTCAAGACCTTCACGCTGGATGACTTCCGCAGCCCGATCCAGATGCAAACCCGGCAGTCGATGGCTGACGTGTTCAACATCGTGCGCGGCACGTTCACCGATAAAGACGAAGACTACATCGTCGTTGATTACCCAGAGGCCACAAGCGCGGCATATTTGGCAGAAGACAACAACGTCGAAACCCCACTCGACCTGACACTGCCTTACAC